CTGTTGAGAAGCGCGAACTTTGTTTGTTTCGCCGGGGCGCCCCCGGACACTCACGATTTTGCGATTCGTATGTATTAAGTTTTTCCCATATACACCTTTGCATATCTCCCGGGAGGTCGTTTGTCGCTTGACAAAACGCGAGTTTATAGTCGTATGTGTGTAAGGCAATGTAATCGTCCATTTCATTTTTTTTATGATTTAATATAGACTATATCTAAACTTAGGTTTCTTTGGAACCTCTAAAATGATAGTTTCATCAGCTTCATTTTTAGCTATAACATAATCATTTTCATCTTTTTTTATAGTTGGCTTTTTTTGTAAATTTGTAGATTTTGATACATCTACCGTCAGTTTCTGTTTCGACCCTAATAAGTTACATACACTTGAATATAATGTGTACATTACTGTTAATATTTGTGTTTATTTTTTTATATACTAATTACAAGATGGTTTCACTCCAGGACTTACCTAAAAAGGTTCAGTATATAATGATTGATTCTCAATTTGTAAATGGGAACAATAACACATTTTCAGTAAATCTTAGTCTGGAATCTAATTTACATGTGGAAGAAATTTCTCAGGTTGTAGGTATAAAACCGGTTGATTTTTATGCTACACAAGTTGGTGCAAATAATGCTGGAGACACAAACGTTGCTAAATATATCGATGTAGTTTGTGATGATATACCTAGAAGTGGTCAGTTATTAAATGAACGTAATGGTCAGATTTTAGCTCGAATACCACTCGAAAGAAGTTTTACTGGTAGTAATAGTTTTATTCTTAGAGATAAACAATGGCGTAGTTTTCATAGAAAAACAAATCTTTTTAATCCTATATCTATACAAAAACTTAATTTTAGACTTTATGAATCTCAAGGTGATAATGATTATAAACTTATGCAACCAGATTCAGAATGGTATATGACATTAGAGGTGACAACAATAGACGTCAAAGAAAAACCAACAGACCGCGAACTCCAAATTTTAGAAGCATTGCATAAACTTATCGGGAAGATAGAAGATCTCAACGTAAATGTTAAAAAACTTCCAGATAAGAAAGATATAGAAAAAATGGAAACTGAAAAAAAGAAAAAGTACCCGTTTCGCTATTTAATATTATTTATAGCATTAATTACGGGTGGTGTTATTTTTATTAAAAATAAGAGTACACCGTCTATTCCGCAACCTTCTTTTTAACGACACGTTTAACCGTCTTTTTTGGGGCTGGAGCTGGCTCTGGAGTTGGAGCTGGCGTTGGAGCTGGCGTTGGAGCTGGAGCTGGTGCTGGAGCTGGTGCTGGAGCTGGAGCTGACTTTGGAGTGTGTTGAGGTGGCTGTTCTCTTGGTCTGAATGGCATTGTGTAATATATATAAAAGAAAGATTATCTTTATACTAAATGTTATTCATCGGCCCAACTCTTTTAAGTGGTATAGGTCAGCATTGTAAAAAATATATGGACCTTTTCCCTGGAAGTCGATACATTCAAATACAAGAAGATATACCAAAATGTGAAAATGCATTTATTTTTGCTCTTCCTGTACAATATTGGCTTGATAAAATACCAGAAATTAAGAAAAAAGTCAAAAATGTAACATGTATGTCAGTGTGTGAAACCGAAACTGTACACGAGGATTACGGTAAACTTTTTGCATTATTTGATAAAATTGCTGTACCAAGTGAATTTTGTCGAAGAGTGTTTAAACGTCAATTTCCCAACACAACATTTTTTGTAGTACATGCACATATTCCTTATAAAAAACCTTATACATTTTATCATATAGGTAATATATACGACCCACGTAAAAATTTCAATAAAATTATAGAAACATTCGTGCGTATGAATAAACCAGATTCACGTCTACTAATTAAGGCTACGTGTAAAAAACCAGTTCAAATATCAATACCAAATGTTGAAGTTATAAATGGTCTCATATCAGACGAAGAAATGGAAAAAATTCACGCCCTGGGTGATTGTTACGTAAGTTTTTCAAGTTCAGAAGGAGTTGGTATGGGTGCAGTCGAAGCAGCATTAAGAAACAAACCAGTTATTATAACAGATTATGGTGGCGCGCCCGAATATGTCAAAACACCTTATACTATAAAATGCAGTCTTCAATACTTAGTAAAAGATGATTTTTTGTTTAAAGCTGGTATGCAATGGGGTAAACCAGATGAAAAACAATTACGAGAGTTTATGGAAGATGCATATACCAAGAAAATAAGGTATATGGAACACCCGAGAACCCATATGCTAACATGTAAAGAAAATGTATTACAAGAATTCGTCGCTAATGTAATTGGTGAGGAAAACGATAATACCAGTCAAAATAACGCCGGAAGTGAGTGAACCTCTCTGAGCGATAAGCATGGCAACGATATCATCTATGAATTTAATATTAGTTGGTTGTTTGAGTATTTCTGGTACTATTTTTGAAATTGCAAGATAAAGTACCATAGCTATTATAACAGGTCTAAGCGTTTCTTGATCTAACATCTTTTTATAATAGAGGAACATTTATTTTTGGTCTAGTTCCTAACACTTGATCATCTATTCTATGCTTTTTACAGTAGTCACCACACACAGCTTTGAATGTACATTTTTTACCCGATAATGTAAAAGCTTTACATATATTACGATTTTCGGAGACTTCTTGTTTAGGAACAAAATCTATAACTTGTATTGGGTTTGTTTTCTGACACTCAAGTTTCTTTTTTCTCATTTTATCGAGAATTTGTGCCATTTCTTCTGGTGTTTTTTTACAATCTTTCATATTTTTAGACACGCGTAAACAATCATCATAATTTTGAATATTTGATTGATGTTTTTTAGTGAGTACATTTACAGTATCACCAAAATTCGTCTGTTTCACAGTTGGCAAAAAATATTGCGACATTTGAAATAATATACTTATTACGTAAAATAAAAATAACTTAGGTTAATAAAAGATGTGGTTCTTTACAAAACTTAGAAGAACATATAGCTTCACTTTAGGTGAATAATATAAAAAATAAAAACACTTACTTTAAAATGTATCTTAAGTGGACAGCAGAATGTTATGTATGTAATTGCCCTTTAGACCCGTGTATACATACAGATAATTCAGGAGAACGAATTCTTATACGTAAATATAAAAAATTGAGACCTATTTTTACGTTTAATAATAGTATGTATCTAAAATGTTTTGGTACAGCTGCAAAACGCGTTTGTTATGCATGTTATAAAGAATCTTTTAAAAATTTTAACCCCTCTGTATTCAGGGATCGTGAATGTGGTCGTATAAAAAATATATATCCATTACCCAAGTCAAAAACAAAAGATGAATTATTATATTGGTTCGAAGGACTAAAAATATACTTAAGTAAAAGACACGATACAGTATAAATGAGTGAAAGTATTCAAAAACTTACACACGTGGAACACATTTTAAAGCGCCCAGATTCATATGTTGGACCAGTTTCACATGTAGCTGAACCATATTGGATACACGATACTGGACACTTTGAAAAGAAAAGTGTCGTGTATTCACCAGCACTCTTGAAAATTTTTGATGAAATTTTAGTAAACGCTATCGATCGAAACTCTATGTACCCAAAAAATGTAACATCTCTTGGTGTTTCTATCGATAAAACATCTGGTGAAATAACTATCGAAAACAATGGACCTCTAGGTGGAATCGAAGTTAAGATGCATGAAAAAGAAGGTTTATGGAACCCAGAATTGACTTTTGGTCATTTACTTACGAGTACGAATTATGACGATACACAAAAACGTGTTGTGGGTGGTCGTAATGGATATGGTGCAAAACTTACAAATGTTTATTCAACTAAATTTTCTGTTAAAATTAAAGATGGTGAAAATAAGTGTATATATACACAAGAATGGTCAAATAATATGAAAATTTGTAATGAACCCAAAATAAAAAAATATTCGGGTGCGACTTCAAGCGTTTCAATCACTTTTATACCCGATTGGAAACGTTTTGGTATGTCAAGAATGGATGAGACTATATACAAAATTTTCGAAAAACGTGTATATGATGCAAATATTTGTACATCACAAAACTGTAAAGTAAAATTTCAAGGTGAACCTTTACCAAAATGCACATTCAATACATACGCAAAAATGTATACAAAAACGGATGAAATGTGTACATTTATAAGTGACAGGTGGTCGATATGTATCGCACCATCTGATGATGGATTTGAACATGTATCGTTTGTAAATGGTATATGCACTACAAAAGGTGGTTCGCATGTTGACCATGTTTCAGGAATACTTGCAAATGGTGTTATCGAAGATATGGCAAAAAAGATAAAACTTCGTCCCCAACAAGTCAAAAATGCATTTTTTGTATTCGTAAAGGCGACTCTTGTTAATCCAAGTTTTAGTAGTCAGGTTAAATCGGAATGTACACTTAAACCCCAAGATTTTGGAAGTAAATTTGAACCACCAAAAACGTTTATAAAAAATATTCTAAAAACGAGTATTCAATCAGAACTCACAGCACTCTCAAAGTTTCGTGAAATGAAAGAGCTCAAAAAGACAGATGGTTCTCGTAAATCAAAAATAACGGGTATCCCAAAACTCGATGACGCAAATAAAGCCGGTACATCACATTCTAAGAAGTGTACTCTTATCGTTACCGAAGGGGATTCTGCAAAAACGCTTGCAATTGCAGGTCTTTCAGTCGTTGGTCGCGATTATTATGGTGTTTTCCCACTCCGAGGTAAATGTAAAAATGTTCGTGACGCAAGTGTAAAACAACTTACTGAAAATAAAGAGTTTAACGATCTTAAAAAAATTTTAGGTCTTCAACAAGGTAAAGTATATACATCACTTTCTGAACTCAGATACGGTCGACTTATGATAATGACAGATGCCGATAATGACGGGAGTCATATCAAGGGTCTCATTCTTAATATGATTCATTATTTCTGGCCAAGTTTACTTAAACTTAATTTTGTTGTAAGTATGGTCACTCCTATTATAAAAGCAACCAAGGGTTCTGAAACAAAATCATTTTATACAGATTCAACATTTCGGCATTGGTATGGAAATGGTAAATCTGGATGGAAAATTAAATATTACAAGGGTCTCGGTACATCTACATCAATAGAAGCACGAGAATATTTTAAAAAAATAAAAGACCTTACAGTTGAATTTGATACAGATGATTCTATGGATGAGTCTATAATTCTGGCATTCGATAAGACGAAATCTGATTTGCGTAAAACATGGTTACTTGAAAGCACTGAAAAGAAAGCATCAGAACTAGAAATACCATACGGAAACGTAGAACGTCTTGGTATTTCTGATTTTATCCATAAAGATCTCGTAAATTTTAGTCTCGCCGATTTAAAAAGATCTATTGCACATGTTTCCGATGGATTAAAGCCGTCTCAAAGAAAAGTATTATATGCATGTTTCACAAAAAATCTTACATCTGAAATGAAGGTTGCACAATTGGCCGCATATGTTTCGGAAAAAACATCATATCATCACGGTGAAGTATCTTTAGCAGATACAATTGTAAAATTAGCGCACGAATTTATGGGATCAAACAATATAAATTTACTTGAACCATGTGGTCAATTTGGTACACGACTCATGGGTGGTAAAGATGCAAGTCAAACTAGGTATATTTTCACGAAACTCGCGAAGAATGCTAGAACACTCTTTGACCCCAAAGATGATCCAGTTCTAAAATATCTGGATGACGATGGTAAACAAATTGAACCCGATTATTATGTTCCAATTTTACCAACTGTTTTAGTAAATGGTACAGAAGGTATAGGTACTGGATTTAGTTCGTATATACCACCATTTAATCCAGATGATATTTGTAACAATATAAAACGTGTCATAAGTGGAGAAAATGTAGTTCCTATGAAACCATGGTTCAATAAATTTACGGGGCGAGTTT